CTCATGGAACGACAACAACTCCTTGAGCTGCTCCCACGACGAAGCCAACGGCTTCGGATAAATAGACTTCACATTCTTAAACAGAACTGCCATAACCCCTCCTCCTAGAAGGGTACAGGAAACTCAGCCCAAGTCAAGCATTATCGTCAAGGGTCTTCAACACCTTCTCAATAGCGTCCAGATATTCCTTGGCTATATTCTCTTTTTCCTTACGAACAGTAGGCCAAAAGAAATATCCTGCCCTTCCACGATGGCGAAGGAACTGGCTGGTGTACCCGTTACCTTTGCGATACCCATCACGGGACTCACCCTTTTTATTCACCGACCTTGCCCCAGCAGAGGTCTTTGAACCCTTACCGAACTTGCCACCACCGAACTCTGCACCAAAGAACACATCGCCTCTGGTCACCTTACGTTTACGATTCCTGTTCGGATTGGACTTTGAAACAAAACTAGATTTGCTTGCTAAATAAAGTTTGGGGATTCGATCTTTGCCAACCTTCATCCCTTTCATCACTTCGGTAGCCTGACGATTACGAGTCACCGAACCAGCCTCAGTTTTAGTCTTGGCTAAAAGGTTTTCTGCAACTTTTCCAGCAGCGATACGAGCTTCAGCATCAAATTTCTGATTGGCTCTAGAAGCATCACGGAGGAACTTATTGATGCCAACAATTTCAATCGCATCGTTGCCACCAGTAATGCTGACTTGTCCTGCTCTGCCAAATGCTTGTGCCATAACAACAGACTACTTGTTCAGATGAATTGCTCTCCAACGCAAATAAGCAAACATCGTGAACAGCATTCGAGGGTCTTCTGCCAGCAACACACTAGGAGCGATACCTGTCTCAACAGACAGGTACGCAATCATCCAATGGGCTGACTGATCTCCAAAGGGACGATCACAGCGTCAGCTTGTTCTCCAAGTTCTAACGCCTCAATCTCATTGATCCACGAATCAAAATCTAAACCAGTTCGCTTTTGGCGATGCTCAGCGTGCCAAGCCAAAAAACCAAGGTCAGTTAAAGTCAACTCAGCTTCAAACTTTGCGACACTCTTACTGAACTTCTGTTCAAAGGCGATGAAGTCAGGAAACGCAGCAACAATCGTGCGCTTCTTTTGATCTAGTGAAGACGTTACTTCTAACGCTATTTTCATTTTTCCTCCGCAGGGTTAAGGGTTAACTAGAAAAGTTATGCGCCAGTACCGGTCTTAGTTACAGCACCATCGATTGGGTACGTGATAGAGGCTGTAGCCAGGTCGCCTACGGCACCTGCCACAGGTGTCCAAGAAATCGGCAGCGCATTAAACGCATACTGCGGATTGCTAGAAGATGCGGATGCAGTTCCGTTTGGCTTGACCGTCATTGGTACAGCAGTACCAGCGTTCCAAGCATCGTAGAACAACTTCTCAATCGTTGGGTAATCCTGATGCAACTCAAGAGTGATTGAGTTGTCTGCAAGACCAGCAACACGAGTTACTGCACCAGACGAACCGAAACTAGTTGTAGCTACTTCCGCTTTTGAGAGGTTTAATGTAACTGATGCTACATAACTGGTTATGTCTTGGTTAGCCGTGCCGAAGGTGACCGCTACGTTTGTGAGAACTTGCTTTGCCATGTTTGATACTCCTGCCTTCCGGCACTCGAAGAATTACTAATGAAACTATACACGCCAGCAGGACGACGAATCAACAGACTAAGCGTACACCACCACACGGAAGTCAACCATCAGATACGTCGCATCGTTGCCATCCATCGTGGAGATATTGCTCGCAGACTCGACTAGCAAGTTCTGCACCACCCCACCCAAAGACCGATCAGCCTCCAACGCTGCACGAACCGAAGTCGTACCCTCATAAGACAGATAGCCATCCAAAGCAGTCTGAGCTGTGCGTTCCGCAGACCTACCCACGCATACAGACACCACGAAGATATGGGTGACTAGCCCACCACGCATAGCCCCGTTGTAGGTGATTGATTCCAACATAGGCCAAGCGAACGGAGCATTGATGTTGTCTGGTTGCTGGGCGTAAGCCCGTAAGCCTGGGATCGTGGCTAGAGCGTTTGAGAGACCAGTCTTGATATTTGTGACTGAGTAACTCATGCAAATATCCGCATACGACGATACGGCTCGACTAGCTGAGCCATATCAGGGTCAAGGAAGCGAGACACACGAATCGCACCCAAGTCACCGAAGCCTGCCACACCGAGCGGCGAGTCGTAGCGTTTGAAGATGCGTGAAGCCTGGATGATTGTGGCTTGTGTGATTGGCTCCGGCACCGAAGGCCAACCGAAGATTGCGGTGACCTGAACCAAAGCCTGCTCACCATAGTTTGCATTAACCGTTGGGAACAGGTAATCGCCAACAGCACGAATCTTGTCGTAACTCCACGTCAACCCGTCAAGGTTTCCGTTCAACGGTTCAAGCTGATAATCGGAACGGCTCCATGTCAAGTCAAAAGTTCCGTCAGCCTGAGTGGAACTTTTCAATGTCAACGCTGTTCCAGCGATGTCATCAATCGAGCAGTAGAACGAATCTTCTGCTTGGAAGATTCTTGCCTCCGCTGTACCTGACTGCCAGAAGCGACGGTTGCAATAACCATCAATCAAACGTGACGCTGCACCAACACAGTTATCAATCAAGTCGTCATCAAGGGTGTCAGCCGTCCCAATGCGGAGAGCTGCCTTCACTTGGTTTCTGGTTGCGTATCCATTGGTAATTGGCATAGTGAACTGATTCTAGTTGATTGACGCTGCACCACGATACTGCACACCCTCAAGGGAATAGTTCACGAACGGGTTCAACGAATACACCTGACATGAGTACACATCCCACAACCGTTGCTTCATCGCTCGAAGGTGCATCTCATATAAAGCCCAATGAGTATCACCAGCAACATATCCGTCAACCCTGTCCTTACCGTTTAACTGCCCACAGTCAGCCCCAACCAACACAATGAACTTCGCCCCCATGTGCGCTGCCAAGTGCATCGCCCCATGAATGCTCGAAGACCCGATAGTCAACTGCCCTGACAACACAGGCCAATCCTTATCGTGCGGATCAAACGATGTCCCAGGTCTACCGGTACGAGTACCGAACGTGGTCAGATTCCCAGCACACCCAGCAAACACCCCATCGGTACCATGCTCACGCTCAGGAGTAAACGCCCCAATACAATCCTCACGCTTCGCCTCATGTTGAGCGTCTTCGTGATAATGGCTGAAGCAGTAGTAACCCTTCAACCCGAATACTGAGCCAACAAAATTGACTGCGATGGTTAGCTTGTCGTCAAAGAAGTCTGGTGTCAGATAGTCGAGTGTTGCTCCTGAGCCGAGAACATAGATGGTCTCGCCTTCATGGAGATTCTCGTAGTCGTCCATTGGGTCATATTCTCTTAGTCCCATCCGAGTTCCCTTCGTCGTGTTAAGTCCCAATGTCCGGCATCAGGTAGACCTGATTGCCAGCGCATCGCATGAAGCGCAGCGTTGGATGCAAAGCTCTTTGCGTTGCGCTCGTTTAGTTCTGGTGCAGAGTTAATCGTAGAAGAGTTGTCATGAACGACTCCAGAATCCGAAGTCCAGAACTGCACATTGACCCGCTTTGCACGTTCCTCAAAATCGTTGTCCTCGAAGTAGGCGGGAACATAACATTCCGAAAACAACCCGACCTTGGCAATCACCTCAGACCCGATCCACGCACAACACCAACCAGGCTTCGCCTCAGTCAACGTCACCGAATCAGGTTTGCAATCGTTGTAGAAAACCTCTAACTGTCCTGGCTCAAAGTATGCGTCAGAGTTCAGGATTATCCAGCCGTCAGCGTGTGGGGTTGCTTTGATACCGAGGTTCCATGATGGGGCGACACCGAGGTTCGTTGGCATTGACCAGACGTGATAGTTCTTGACATGGCGACGGTCAATCACCCAAGGCCAATCATGCAACGTGGACTGCCCACCGTTGTCAATGACAATCAATGTCTCCACCGGATAGTCGATGGATTGTAGGCAGCGTTCTAGTAGGTCGTACCTGTTTAGGACGGGGACGATGATGACTGGCACCATGAGGTCAACTCTTTCATGATTGGCTTCCAGTAAGCGTCAAAAACCTTGTCAGCCCGATACTGGTCAGCAAAGGCCACAGCCTCGTCTGACACGCCTCTAGGAGCCTCGTAGGCCTCAATCAGGGCATCCACG